CACGGCCGAGGAAGTAGCCACCGCTCGAGCGGAGCGTAAAAGCCTGGTCGAGAAGTTCGCCAACAAGTACGGCATCGAGCCCAACAAGATGATGGCGACGCTCAAGGCCACGGCATTCAAGGGTGACGTGACGACCGAGCAGATGGCCGCTTTGTTGATCGTGGCCGATGCCCACAACCTAAACCCCTGGACGCGCGAGATTTACGCCTTCCCCAGTCGCAACGGGATCGTGCCGATTGTCGGCGTAGACGGGTGGGCCAGAATCACGAATGAGCACCAGCAGTTCGACGGGATGGACTTCGAGCAGGACGACGAAAAGTGTACCTGCACCATCTACCGCAAGGACCGTAGTCACCCGACCAAGGTCACGGAGTACATGGCGGAGTGCAAGCGCCAGACAGACCCCTGGACGACACATCCCAAGCGGATGCTGCGCCACAAGGCCATGATTCAGTGCGCCCGGCTTGCCTTTGCCTTCGCTGGCATTTTTGACCCGGACGAGGGCGAGCGAATCCTGGCCGCCGAGGCTATCGACGTAACCCCCGCCAAGATCGCCCCCAAGCGCCTACGGGAGCTTATCGACGGGATGCTGGAATCGACTAAGGCAGCGGACGGCGACGCTCTGCGTTCCACATGGAACAGTTTGACCAGCGAGGAGCAGCTATTCGTTTGGGATCACCTGCGGTCTTGGGAACGCTCTGGCATCAAAAAGCTGCTAGCCGACACTACACACTCGCTCCCACTAAGCGAGAGCCTAGACCCTTGGGCAGTGGAAGCGATCAAGGCTAGCAAGGATTCGGAGTCCCTAAAGGCGACAAAACGACTGATAGAGGACGCTTACTCAGAAAGGGACTTGGAAGTTCCGGCAGACATCTCGGTATTCTGCCAGGATCGCCTCCAGGAGCTTGCTGGGTAGCCTAGAAACGGTTATAAACGGTTCTGGCTACATGGATAAGGGGCGCGCCTTTGAAGTCCTCCACGTGCCCAGAATGCGGGACTGCCTTTAGACACAGATCGAACAAAAAGTACTGCTCTAACCGATGCCGCTTTAAGGCATGGGCCGCGGGCCGGGTGGATCGTGATATTCAGCCTTGCTACTACTGCGGGATGCCAGCCGAATCGGTCGATCATGTTCCTCCGCGGTCGGTCCGACAGATCATCCTCCAAGAGGGAGCGCAAAATAGATGGCCATTCTGCGAAGTTCCTGCATGCCTAGAGTGCAACTGTTTTCTAGGGGCTCGTCCTCCATGGACACTAGTAGAACGAAAAGCGGTGGTGAAGCAAAAGATCAAACGGCGCTATGCGCGGTTCCTTGCCATCCCGAAGTGGACGGCGGAAGAACTGGAAAAGTATCCAAAAAGGGGCGTGCTCCGTGGCTATATCGACGAAGGGCTCGTGCTCAGAGACGCAACAGAACAGCGGTTGAAATGGTGACACCATGAGCCGCCAAGCCCTGCTCTCGATCATCGCCGCCCTAGTGGTCTATTCCGGGTTTATGACCTGGCTCGACTTCCAGCAGGACCAGATGAACGACAAGCTGCTGACTATTACCCTGAACAACTGCTTGAGGCCCGCTGTGGGGCCGAGGACGGAAGCGTGAGCGAACTCGCCGAGCTGCGGAAGGAGGTAGAGAGGCTGAAGGGTGGCAAGACTAGGACGTGGAGCAGATGTCTGTACTGCGATGCGTCGATTGCTGGCGATGACGCTCACGTAGCGATTCTGCACGATCCGTATTGCCCGCATGGGAAGTCGTTGCAGCAGTTAGCCGAGGCGAACAAGCGGCTAGACCAATGCCGCGAAACTCTCGTGCAAATCAAGTACGCCTCGCACGCCCACATGGCCGTGTCGATAGCAGAAAACGCTTTGGCAGCATGGGAGCACGGGACGCTATGAGCGACGAACTTAAAAAGGTGCCTACTTTCTCTGTGCATCTACATTGCACGACGTGCGGCGGTCGCGGAGTGTTCAACGGAGGGCCGTGCCACTGCATAACAGAAACCATCGCCGAGCTGCGGAAGGAGAACGAGCGGCTGAGTGCGTCGCTGCAACTTGTCGCGCAAATGGGCGGATTGACTCTGCTAGGACCATCTGACGGCGATTACGACGGCTTAACTAATCGGCTTCCCGACCAGTATTGGGCACACGAGTTAGGTGCTGCTAGAGCGTTTAGCCAGGCGGCAGAGGTTGCCAAAGAAGCACTGAAGGATCGCCAATGACCCGCGTCGCCTACTACCGCCACCTAGCTAGATGCCTAGCTGCAATGGCTGCGAGAATGCGGTGGATGAAACAGGATATTTCCCACGAGCTGTGGGCTTCGCGAGCTCAAACCGCGTTCCACATGATGCGTTTGGCTTTGGACGGCAACGAGCCTGACTTACTACCGCCCGACAATCTCGGCAAGCGGTTTAGAAGTTCTCCGCGTGCGGCTGATGATAGTAGTACTCATCGCCCGTAATTCTTTCGATACCTTTGCGGAGTTTCTTCACCTGATCTTTGACGAGCTTCTCGAGCTGGGCGTGTTTCACCGAGTCAAGTCCGGCTGTGCTCACTCGAATCGCAATGTCGGCGCGAGTGTGCGTGTAGATTTTGATGGTCTTTTCGCCAGTGACTTCACCGGCACCGCCGCAAATGATGATGTCGTGGCTCAGATTGAACTCCTATTCGTGATCGCCAGCCGTTTCAGTGTGGATTCCGTGAGACTTCACCGCAGAGCGTAGCAGCATCAAATCCTCTTGAGCTAGTCGTGATTCTCGCTCTGTCAAGTTCGACCGTTCCATTGCTCGGGATGATTGCTGCAAAGCCTCGTTGGCTATTCTAACCGCTTCGCGCGCGTCCTTCACGACGTACATAGCGACCACTGCTAGCACGAGCGCGGCAATGCCAATCAGGAGCGCGACAATCCACCCGAACCGATCCCCGACGATAGACGCTTGAGCAGTAGGCGCCGTGTTGCTGCTGGAAATGTTGCCATTTGCCGGGTAAGACTTGCCGAGCTTACCAGGAGCGGAGGTCATTTGAGTTTCAGCAGCAAGTTACAGTCAGGCGGGTTGTACCGACCGCCCGCTAGTCGCTGGTAATCCTGCTGGAGCTCTCTAATCCGTTCTAGTATCGCCGGGTCGCCGGGATTCATGCATAGAGCAGAGTACGCAGCGTCCAGCCTCTGCTCGAAGCTCGACAACTGCAAATCGACTACCGCGTCCTTAACGTCCGTGACCTCTGCCGATAGAGGATTGATCTCGAACAAGTACAAGTAACCTAGAAGGATCAAGGCTGCATACCCCGATGCGGTGGTGAGGATTTTGGAATCCCACAAAAGTTTGAGTAAGGGGATGAGTCCCACATCGTGCCTCCGTGCATCAGATCGGAACTACGCGGCCTTGCCAGCACGGATGCGCCCGAGAATGCCGAGAATGCCGCCGATCACCGTGCCTATGGCCGTCACCCACAATGAGAGATCCTCGGAGCCGATGCCGTACTTGGCCACTAGCGGCGTCAGGATCAAGATAGCTAGACCGGTATACGTTTGCGTGCCCTTCGGTAGCATAAGATCGTCCTCTTCAGTGATCGGAAGAGGCGGTATGCCCTTCCTCTTTCTGCGTGCGTTCCGTGCTTCCTTCAATCGCCGCCAAGGGCGAATAGTCGTCCAAATCTTCCACCCAATGGTGAATGGATCAAGTTGCATCTGGCAGCACTATCAAGTTCTTCGGTCCGCGCGGACGCACACCGACACCTGGCGGTTGCCAATTTCCCTGAATGTTGATGCCCTTGCAGACGATGTTGGATGTTTCTACGCTTTCGGTGCCGAACACATCGACCGAGGTCACGTAGTAATACCAGCCGCCGTTGAACTGGTTCAGTAGTTCGAACGTAGCGAGTTCCGGAGCGACGGTCTGATAGAACGTGAATGACCCAGGAGCAGGCGGCGTACCGCACGTCGTCGAAAGAGTGCGCGCCGCATAGATGCGCTGCTCGCCGAGAATCATAAACGTGTCGTCGGTGTAGGTGGTCGCCGGTTCCCAGCCGAGTTTGGTTTTGCCCTTTGGGGACTGGGCGTGAGCGCCCGCTGCGACGAGCAGGAGCAGAGCTACTTGGATGCTGCGCATATCTCCTCCCACCCACATTCGGCTAGGGCTCGTTGTTCTGACGCCTTGTAGGCTTCTGTAGACGCTTTGGAAGCCTCGGTCTGTGCCCTGATCGTTTCTAGGCGAAGCGTCGCCATACGCTCTACGTGGGCTCTAGTGGCTTGTACGTCGGCAATGCATTGCTCATCACGTTCTAGCACGGCTGAGAGTTGTACCAGGCCGAACACCCAGCCCTGGGCCCGCTTGAGCCCTCTACCGGGCACGTAGCACTCCGGAGTCGCCCCGTAGGGGATGGGCGCCTCGTTGCCGAACGCGAGCCCTAGCGAGTCGGTGCTTTCGTACAGGTTCGCGTTGCTCGCCCCGCCGCCAGAGTTAGCCGTCAGAATCGGGTTTGCGGTGGCGCTCGAGCTCGAAGCCGACAAAGCATCCACCGTAGTACTTGGGATGTTCTCACCAGTCCTCGGAGTTTTGGGGATTCCTGCCTTGTCATCCCCTGCAAACACCGGATACGCCATCCCCACTGCCACGATGGCTAACACCACGGCAATCGAGAGATACACCCAGTCCCAGCGTTCCTCTTTCGGTCGCATCATCATTTCCCCGTGCCGAGCGCCGGCGCTATCTTGAGTTTCGTGTCCCCTGCCTGAAAGGCTTTTAACACAATAGCCATAGCCTGGCGCGAAGCAGTTACCATAAGGCGGTTCTCGTTGATCGTCAGGCCAAGGCCCGGAGCAATGCACCCCTGAAGCTCCGAGGCGTAGTTCGCCGAGTGAATCAGGATCAGTGTCCGACCACCCGCGGCCGGAACGTGCTCTTGCGAGTAGTACACGCCACAAGAGGGATTCCGCAAGGCGACACACACATCACCGTTCGGTCGCGCGTGACGCACAAGCGAATACACTCCGTCCGGCACACAGGACACATTAGGCGCCCCGCCGGGTGCTCGACCAGCGATCCAAGGTCGCTCGATCGTGTAGAGAGTCTCGCAGCCATCAATCATCAACCGGCCTACCGTGGCCTCGGGCAAATAAGCTATGCGGTCGAGTTTCATGGCGCTGATTATACCCTGGCGAGCATCAACTTATGCGCACACGCACAGCGCCGCCGTCGTTGTACATACCTCCGATGGGGACTCCGGCAGCTTCGGCTGCGGCATCGTCGGCGTAATCTCCAAGGCCCATCTGCACCAGCGTGATGCCGCTGTCCACGAGATCCACGTTGCTAAGTCGGACAACCTCGTTAAGCGGGTTGCCTTCGACGTCGTTGTTTTTCGCGATCAAGTCACCAAGTGCAACCCCAGTGGAATTGGTGAGATAGAGCGCGGACGTGAAGCAGTCCTCAACGATTAGGACGCCCATTGCGAGGCTGTCCACTTCGTCAATACGGATACCGGCGTAGTGAGTCGTCCCGGTTACTGTGACATTCGATACCGTGACTCGCTTGCTTCTGGCCTCACCCCCTCCGGTGTCTGAGAAGATGTGAACCCCCGCCCCTCGACGTTGGTCCTTCGAGCGGATGCCGCGAATCTGGGCGTCCGTGACCGATCGCAAGTAAACAGCATGGTGGAGCGTAGTAGCTCCTGACGCCGCCCCTGTGCCGTCGAACTCCGAATCAAGCACCTTTACCCCGTCCGCGTATCCAACGAAGACAACACCCGTGCCAGAAGCATCTGCTGCAGTATCTCCACCAGTTACCTTCACACCACGAACGAACACACTCGAGGACCGAGCCAAAGAGTTGCTTTCCCCGACGTAGAGGACCGACGATCCAAGTCCAGTGCCCGTGCAGTCTAGGAATTCTAGCCCTGCAACACGGTCTAGCTCAGCACCACGAAACACGTTAGAGAACCTACACCGGAGAAATTCGATGTTCTCAGACGCAGATGCATCCGCGTCGAATAGCACGCAGCGATTGGACGAGCCGACTGAATTTCCATCGAAGCCGATATCACGAAAGCTCACGTTAGAGCGTGCTGTTCCACCGTCATTAAAAATAGAAAAAGTGTTCGTCGCTGCTTTGATGATGCTGCGGCGCGAACCGATACCACGGACCATAATCCCAGAAAGCGGTTCAAGAGCGGTCGAAACGATTGATGTGCCGCCTGGGTGAAATACCTCTGTACCCGTATCGGCAGCTAAAGCAATAGCGCTATTCCAGGCGTCAGTATCGTCCGTTGATCCATCAATTTTGGCTCCGTGCCAAGTGATATCACCAGGCTCATAAACAGTCCCGATGCGGCGGCCGATAGGGGAGAGGACCGCACTCATAGAACCGTCATAGTCATGCCGGTGTGAACTTTGAGCGTCGCTCCACCGACTAGCCGGAAGGACATGTTGTAGGTGACTGTACCGACTCCGGCATACGTCCAAGTGTGACTAGACGTACACGCGAGCCATGTGTTGATAGTTCCTGTCGTGAAACTACCGCTAGTCGGGTCAACGCGAACCTCGTAGTTAGCAGCCACTAGAGCAGTGGACGGTGAAACCCAATCCTCTGTATCTGCTCCACCAGCGCCGTTCCCAAAAACGTGATCCCCGTCGTTTTGAATTTCAGCGCTGGTCGAAATCGCGTTTGACGCATTGGAGAGCGTCGCGGCCAATAGACCATTCCCGCCGGATATCGCCGCGAGCAACGTAGCTCCGCTCACGTCAACTGCCCTGCGATGTTCCAGTTGCCCGAGCTCGCGTGGATAGCGGCACACATGCTCCCGGTTGCCAGCGTGCGGCTTCCGGTGTTGCCGGCGAAAGTCAGCGTGCCACTTGCCGCAATCGTCCAGCTATTGCCCGATGAGTTGACGAGAATCACCACCGCGTCGTTTGCTGGATCGCCGTCGAGGGTGAACGTCTGCCCACTACCTGCGGTGAACCGGACAGTCCCGCCAGAGTCAGAGGCGGCAGTATTCCCAGTTGACGTGACGTTACGAGACGGCGCGGTTCTATACCCGACCTCAATGCTTCCGTATTGCAGCGTACCGTTAGCAAAGTTGATCGTGGTCGGTGTCGCACCCGTACGAGCAATACTCAACACCGTCGAGGTAGCGGCTAGCGAATCGTCCAGCGTGAACAGAGCCAGCGTTCCATCGGTGTTCCGCCACTCCCACCCCTTCGCGTCTGTGGCTGCGTCAGAGTCTATAAGACGGGTTCTAGGAGCCGTGGCGTTGCTAAGGGATAGAATCTGCCCGGATAGAAACAGGCTACTGCCCGTCAGTAGAGGGACCGTAGCGGGGAGCATGCCTTCCGGTATCTCCGATGGCGGCGAGGTCAGCACCCACCGATCAGGCGCCGTGTTCGCGTCGTAGGTGAACTCGTAGAGACCACCGAGCAGGATCGCTCCGCTAGCGAGTGCTACTCCGTCAGGAGTCTGTACCGCGATAGGTCCGAGACCGTTCACATTAACGGTCGTCGCGCCGGAGTTGTTTGCAGCAGCTCTAACGACAAACCGCTGCCCTTCCTCGTAGGCGGCGATGGCGGGAGAAGGGGTAATGACGAGTGTGTTGGCAGAGCCGGAGTCAATCCAATATACATGGTCTTGATCTATTAATTCTGTTACCCTTGGGAAACCAGTTAGGGTAGTGGCCGCAGCAGCGTTGGTGAACGTGGTCGCATTCAAATTTTGCGAAGCCGTCGGGAGTCCGGTGCCATCGCGAAGCATCGCGAGTGACATAGCAGTAGCGATATCCTGGAATTGCTCCGTGAGTTTCGCTATCTCGATTGGCGGCGATGCCGCCTCCGTGTCGAAATCATAAATCATGGACATCGTGCCGGCCGAGTAAGGCATCTCAGAGGCTCCTATGGCAAACGTCAGAAACCATCCGCTTTATGCTGTTTGGTGCGATATGCGGAGGCGATGCAGATCGCCGAAAGACCCAGGATACCAACACTACGGCGGACGCGGGATATCGGTGTGCAAAGAGTGGAACGAATCGTTCCATAAATTTGTCGCCGACATGGGGCCGCGCCCAGCGGGCTACGTTATTGATCGCATTAACAACGATGGTAACTACGAGCCAGGTAATTGCAGATGGACTACGGTTCTTGAGAATGCCAGGAATCGACGCTACCCGCGGAGAATGAAACAAACCGCGGAAAAAATGCACGCAGCGTGGAAGAGACTGGCGCGGCAGATCCGTAGAGAAAAAACAGTGTTCAAGTGCGGGCACCCATACGTGCCTGCTAACATTTATTGGCGCCCAAAACACAGATCGAACTACTGCAAGCAATGCCGAAATGAGAGCACGAACGCTGCTCACAAAAGGCGACGCGCTCGTTTGCGAGACGCCCACCTATCTGCTCCCTTGTAGTCGCTCGGCCAAAAGCCGCCTGCGGTTTTCTTCGGCGGTTCCTATTCCTAGCGTAGCTGACGGTAGATACCCGAGCTGAGGGAGGGATTCTCCGGTGAGCCGCCGTCCCATTGCGCTAGCCGCTCCGCTTCTGACGAGTTCATCCACGCCTCGCGCTGCTGATTTACGCATCGCAGAGGCACCGTGACGGGCGGCGACACCAGTAGCCGCAAGGCCAAGGCCAAGATCAGGCGAAGCAACGCCAGCGATATACGTCCCAATCGACGGCAGACCGCCCTTAAACGGGTCGAACTTGCCCCATGCTTGGAGAAAGTTTTGAATGTTTCCGCCTTCGGCGACTTTGTTGATGGCGGCGCGCTCAGCTTCACTGAAACGGCGAATCCTTCTAGGGTTATCGGCGAGCTGTTTGAACTGTGTTCGGAGTGCATTTTGCATTCCTGAAACCGAATACTGCCCGGCCTGCCGCTTCGCTCGGTCGAATAGGTTTTCAATGTCCTGCGCCTTTCGTTGAACGTGCCAAAGGTTGCGAGCGGTTCGGTATTCCGCAGTCGAGCTCGGTAGCTGTTGCTCAATGAAGTCGTCGAAGTCGTCGAGCAACTGCCCAGCTAGTCGCGCGTCGCTTGTGATCTCGCCCTTGCCGGCAATGATTGCATCGTTTTCGGCGCTCGATAGAACCTTACGCAAGGTCTCTGCGCCCTGTACAGAATGACCGGCTATCCCTGGCCGCGTGGCATCTTCGTAAAGGCGCTTGAGCCCGATCATTGTGTTGGGGTTAAGGTCGGCGTCGAAGCCCTCCTTAGCCAACATCTGCTCGACCTGAGTCACGAACCCGCCGAGATTGTTCTGCGGCAGCATCCCGCCAGTTTGCTCGGCGCGCTGGTAGGCTTGCTGCGAGGCGGCTTTGATCTCTGGCCGTGTCGGTATTGCAGCGCGGCGGGACATACGCGATTTCATGGCACCGATGCCCGGAATGACTCCGAGCCCGAGCCCGATAAGGTTGCCAGTGGCCCGCTTCGCCGGGTCGGGATTTTCTAGATCCATCCCGGCCTCGAGCGCCTGCGGAACGCCAGTCAATCGCGCAGCCTTATCGACGCCAGAGAGCATCGCCTGCCCTTCTGGTGTTCGCGGCTGATAGGTTCCGACTGGTTGCCCCGTAGGTAGTTCTAGCGCCTCCATGCCCGCATTCCAGGCGTAGTTGAGCGGAGCAGCGACCATCCCAGTCCCCACAGACAAAGCCGCCTCACCAGCGCCAAGGCCGAGCCGCTGCGTAGGGCTCAAGGCAAGGCGCGCGGACTCGACGGCGCCCATGGGCTTTTGCGGCTCTTCTGCCGGCACCGGTGGCCCTACAAACTGCCGTGGCTGGTCTGCTGGCATAGCGCGAATAGCCTGCGCGAGCTTGGTAGCTGCCGCGGTGTCGCCTGCCGCGTCAGCGGCCCGTAGTGCTTGCTCTAGCCTCTTTCGATCAGGGGGCGGGGGCATATTTGTTCAGCAGTGCGTCAAGTTCTGCACCCGCTCCACCTTCCTGCGATTCGACGTTAAACAGAGCTGCGTCAAGGTCAGAAATGAAGGCTTCGAGCTCGGCGATCGCCTTTGCCCTTACTGCCGGATACATTTCCGGGCCAGGTAGCTGTAGCTGCGCTAAGCGCTGCTCGAGGTCCGACTGGGCACCGACGCCTGGAGTACGGGTCAACGCCGTAAGTTCGGTCAATAGCTGCGCGTTGGCTTGATTCAGCTCCTGCCCGCTTGGCAGCGCTCCGCTGATCGTCCCGACAATCGGCCCGCCAGTCTTGAGCGCTTCCGATGCGGACTTGACACGAGCCAATCGCCGTTGAGCAGCGTCGATTCTCACCGACTTGATACCACCGCGAGCTTCGCCAGTGGTCGTGGCCTCCGCTACTGCTCCGGCCTTGGCTGCTGCTCCGGCCGCTCCAGCGGGGTCAGAAAGCACCGTGGTCGGCTTGTCAGGATTCAGCGGGTCGAGACCGAGAATGCCGCCTCCTGGGGTATCTCTGAACTGGTAGGGCGCGGTCCGCACCAAAGTGGACGGGTCATTGCTTTCGACGAATGTGGCCCATGACTCTGCCGTATAGTCGCGCGGGTTATACCGTCCATACGTCTGATTACGCGGAACGAGCTTGCTAGGGTCTCCAGTACGCTGATATTCGGCCAGGCTCGATGGCTCGAAGTCTGACGGGTTAGCCGGGCTCACAAGCCGGTCTTTCTTTCCGGTTTCAGTCGGGAACAGTCTCTCTGTCGAGACCTGGCCCAAAATCTGCTCCTGCTGCTCGAGCGGCAGGGCGCCGATGGATTGCATGGCCGACTCTTGCTCGGGATTGAATGGAGCAGGTTGACCGGGACGCAGTACACCAGACCCCGGTTGCCCTGGCTGGATCGGTGGATTCTGGACCAAGCCACGAAGTCTCGCGCCCATCGCTTGCCGTTCCTGGGCGTTGAGCTCGTCCTCGCGCGTGTCCGCTCCGCGACCTATAGCACCTCCTGCTAGAGCTTGCCCGAGCTGCACGAGCCCGTGCTCCACACCGTAGGTCGGAGTGATACGAGAACCGGCCCACTCTCGCGGGGCGCCTTGCTGACTTTGGGCCATCAGCACATCAGCCAAAGCACGCCGACGTTTGATATCGGTTCGCTCGGTCTCAACGTCTTGGAGTTTGGTGGGCATGGCTACGGCTTCGCTATTCGCTTAGCGATTGCCCCTCCGACTGGCCCACCCGCTACAGCGCCACCCAAGCCGAATAGGCCGCTCATCAAAGCGTTGCGGGATTGCTGTTTGGCGTTGTAGGCGTCGATCTGCCCTTGGTAGCTGTTATAGATTGGGTTTGTGATATCCGCCGGCCCTGTGGCTACGTCCGGAGCACCTTGGAACTGAGGCAGTTGAGCAGGGTCGCGCATCCCGCTAACAGAGGCGAATTCCTGAAACGGCCGGTCCCGCAAGGTTAGAAGCTCGTTCATTCCTCGATCCCGTGAATCCGCACTCATGTTGTACAAGCCCTGCATTTCAGCCATACCCCCTGTAATCGCTGAATCTCTAGCTTGCCCGTAGTCGAATTCCCGCTCCCGGCCGAACTGACCACGAGCGTTGTTCCAAGCCTCCGACCCCTCGACTACGCCCTTGTTCGCTAGCTGGGTCTCTAAGCCTCTTTCCCGCTCTGCGTAGGCGGGGTCTAGGAACGATGCCTGACGGTTGTAGAGCGCATCCTGGGTCTGCTTGCGCGCCCCCAGGAGGTCCCCTTCGCCATACCGCTGCTGTAACCCTGATGTGTCAACCGGCTGGCCGTAGGCCTGCTGTACCCCTGGTAGAAGGCTTCCAGACACACCCCCCACAGCCTGGCTCTGCCCGGTCTGCTGCTGGTACAAGGCCTGCTGCTCGGGACTCAGCTGGACGCTCTCATCCCACATCGGCGCCCCCGTAGTGGGATCGGTGCCGCGGTAGTTGAACGTCTGCGAACCCAAAGGCGTGGAAACGTTCCCACGATTGATCGCCGCGTTGTACCCGGCAGCTTGCTGGTTCAGCTGGGTCTGCTGCCCGGCGACCTGGGTAGGATCAGGCGGCGGCGGCGGCTTGGACTTCTTGCCCATAGAAGCGGCACTCCGATTTTAGTAGCCCCAAAACAATCACGTCCTCGCCATCCGGCCCCGCCTCGCGCATGCGACCTTCGTAGACAAATCCCAAGTGCCGATCGAGCTTCAACGCCCGTTCGTTGGTTGCCGGAACGAACGCAGTGACACGTCGCAATCCGAGCTGCACGAACGGATACCGGAACGCCGCCGACAGGAACTCAGGCACGCACCACTTGCGACCGTGCAAAGCAGCAACGTGCATCGAGATATCGGACTCCGAGAGGTTATTGTAGACCGCCACGGCTAGCAGTTCTCCGTTTCGCTCGTAGCCAATCGCCTGCGACCACGGTCCCCATTCCCGATTGCTCAGAATCTTCTCGGCAAAAGCCAGGCAACGGTCACGGTCGAAGCAGATCATATCGCCGGCCCTCTCGCCTCTTCGTAGACGAGATCCGTCGCGGACCACGAAGCGTTAACGTCGATCGGCTGCAGTCGCAAGCGTGGAGCAATCGCAGCCCCGTAGCCTACAGCCGTCTGCCAGTCCACAAAGGCTTCCGTAGCCCCCGCCCAGGTCACGTCCCAAATCCCGCCCCACGGGTCATTACCTGACCCTACACCGATGGTTTGCATGACAGTCGGTGGGGTGTCTTCGTAGTCCACGTCGATATCGACTGCCATGTTCACTTGACCGCCAATCGCAAGGATTGGACGAATCATGGTGACGAGCTTTCCTCGACCGCGGGACTTGAAGTAGTTGAACGCCTGCTTCCCGTCCGCCGTGATGTCTAGGTCATCGTCTTGGTGCCCGATATCCGCCTTGGCTAGAACACCGTTACCGCCGAAGTACAGTTGATCGCGCGAGACCTCGAAACAGAACGCATTCCAGCCGGTGAACTTGCACCACGAGCCATGCTGCATGTTCATGACCCACTGTCTAGCTGCGACGTTCTCGTTCGTCGGCACGTTCACAATGAGTTTTGACCCGGTGGGATGAGTCATGATCTGCCAGCCGAACCTCCCGCCGTGGATCAGCACGTCACCCGTGATGAGCTTCCGTATCTTGTCCGTGACTGACAGGGTAGGGTCATACTTCTGCGCTGCTATCGTCGCTCGGAGCGGATAAGCACCGTCCGCGCACATCACGACAGCATCAGCTCCGTACTTCGTCCAAACGCGATTACCCTGCTGTACCGGCCTGCCGATGACGAAGTGCGCCACTCGAGACCAAGTGGTAATAGACGCTGGATCAGTACCAGCGAACGCAACTACTTCCCCCTCGGTCGAAACGAAGGCGATGTAATCCACGAGGTCATTGAGCGAGTCGGTAAGCGTCACAATCGAGTGCAGCCGTCCACCGCGCTTGAACAGCGAAGCCAGGTTGAGCTCGGTGAGCGCCCCGGTAATTGATCGGACCGGCAAGTACCAAACCGAAAAACTGTTCTTCTCGCCGAACCACAACCGATCTTCGTACACCGCGACGGTGAACAGGTCCGCCGTAGTCACTCCGGTCATAGTAGAAACGGTCCACGTCGAACCGTCGTACTGCAAGGCCGAGTCTGCACCGTTCACCAGTACCGCGAACTGCCCACCGATGGTGCCGAAGTTCTGGTAATCATACCGAGTCGAGGTGACCGCTTGAACTGTGGCGCCGGCGCCGCCGACTACCGGAACCGACAGAGCTCCACCAGCGGTGCCGTTGAAGATCGAACGTGTAGAACCGTTCACGACCGCGGTGAAAACGCTCGTAGCCACTGAGCCTGAGTAAACGATGATCGTCTCGCACTGCCCTGTGAAAGTAGCGTACGGGTCATACCCCAGCCGAACGTCAACGCTCGTCGGAGTCGGAAAGAAGTTGTCCAAGACAAGTGCGTCGGTCTCGTCCATGTTCGCCACGGAGTCTCGAGCGTTAAGTCCACCAACCGGAGCAGGCAACGAAACCTGCTTCGAGACCGGAGCGCCGCGGCGGACTGAGTAGGCTGGCTGTCGCATCAGACGTTCCATGAACCGACGGGAACGACCACGAATGGCCGATACTCCCCAGTCGAGCCCATCATCGAAAGCGTTGGCTTGGTTCCATCCCTCGCCATGGCATCGGCAACCATTCGCTCGTAAGTCACGAAGTCCTCGGTGTAGTCGAGCTTCTTGGCTGCTCGCCACCGCCACAACAGACCTTGCTGCATGATGTCTTCGTCTAGCAGCATCTCGTCGCTATCGACCGTGATCGCTTGCTTGTACGTCGTCCCTAATGTGTCAGTGGCCCACATGCGGTCCACGTACTCAAACGCGCACGTCTCCCCGGCTGCAGGGACCGGAGAGAAGAGCAGCGTATTGCCGCGGATTCGGTATTCGCTGATCGGCCCAGTGACTGAAAACGCCTTGTACGCCTGCCAATGCTTGGGTGACTTCGGACCTAACACCGGCCAAATGCGGTCACGGTTCCAAATCGTGTCGTTGACGATGTACCGGAACGTGTGCCCAACATCCCCTGCGGTGATGATCGAGGCAATAGTCCCTTGAGACTCAGTAGCCAACGTGAGGAACGTCACCTCACGAATCAGCACCTGCCACGCGTACCGAGACGATAGCTCTTTCCCTTCCTTGTTCAACAGCCTAACAAGCTGCATGATCTGAGGATCGGTGGACGACAGAGCGCTAGTCGGATTCGGTAGCCCGATCTCAACGCACGTCGTCTGGATGATGGAAAGAGCCGTCATGGCTAATTCTCAGCGACTTTCCTCGGTCTACCTGGACCACGCTTTTCCTCGAATCCATCCAACCGCGAAACGAGGTTCGCAAGCTGGTCCTCGAGCTGCTTGATCCGGATATCCTTGTCCGCTGCTTCTGCTCGCAAAGCCGCTAACTGCTCGGAGTTGCCGTGCGACAAGCGCGAGTCGAGAAACGCCTGTGCCCGATCCTTGTCGGCTCGTGACCCCATCCCCGCCCGTTGCATAGACTCCTCGTTCATCCCTGCGACGTCTTCAACGGTGAACACGCCCATCTGCGCGTAGTTCTCCGCTCGGGCTTTGGTGATTGACGCCCAGTCTTTCAGCGGAAACCCCTCGGGGGGGGCTTCGCGGCCTTCCTTCCACTGGTTGTACCGCTTGCGAAAACCGATCGCCCACTCATTGGGCAATCCACCACTCCCCGCTAGACGGTCGTTGTCGTCCAACCACTCGGTGGCGATTTTCTCTACTGTGTCCTTCGAGCCAATCTGCCGGATGATGGCGTAGTCCACAGATTTCATGACTAATCGACCAGCGGCAATCGTCGCGTTGCGGTCCTCCTCGGAGCGTTCCTCGTAAATCACGTACGGGGGTCTGGCTTGCATGACAGCGATGTTCATTGTGGTTTCCTACAGTTTGACGAACACAGTGATATCTAGAGCTGTTCCCGCGATGACGACTCGTAGTCCAGTACTCAACGACACCGGGAATTCCCTCCACCCAATCGCCGGGGTAATGGTTCCGGTAATGGCGTTGTTAGTCCCCGTGGACGGCGAGTCGTGAATGACGATCGTCCCCGCGTTGGTGGAGTTCACATAAAAGCCGAGCATCTGACACGGCCGCGCAACGAGTGCAGCCGAAGCAGAAGCGTTGATCGCCGTCCCGAAATTGTTTTCTAACATCGCATCACCCTATCGGGATCGCGAAGAACGTGACGTTGATCGTGGCACCTACCACGAATCGCAACCCCGCTCCTAGAGACGCCGGGAAGTGGTGATACCCAATCGCTGGAGTGATGGTCCCGCTGATCGCATTATTCGTGCTGGCCGAAGCGGAGTCGTGAATAACCAAGGTCCCAGAGCTCGTCGAGTTCACATAGAACCCCAAGAGCAAACAGGGACGCGCAATCGGTACTGCCGATGCGATGGCATTGATCGGCATCCCGTGTCTACGATTCAGCATAGTCCCTCCGACAAACAAACACCGCTTGCTGCGGGTCTTCTAACCTGACGCGCTTCACGTAGGGCCAGATCGCTCGCAGCTTCTCGGTCCACCACTCCGCGGGGCGAACCGTCATGTGCAACGTCTGACCGATGAACACCCCGAAGCTATCGGGGATCGTGTCGATGTTCAGGTAACAGCCCTTCGCGCACGCCCCGTGGATGGCCCTCAACGTGTCCTCAACCTTGTCGGTCGGGATGTGCTCCATCACGTCTGTGGTAAAGCCGTAGTCAACATTGGGCAGTTTCTCGGCGTCCCACAGAGGAGACTGCACGAAGGGCACGTCCTCCTCGAGACAGTTGGAGGCGATGTCCACTCCCACAGCCATATAGCCGCGGTCCGCGAACCACTTAGTGCAACGCCCAGTCCCACAGCCGAAGTCAGCGATAGACGAGCCTGGCTCTGGCGCCATGTGATCGATCGCTTCGTCCACGTATCGAAGCCCAGGCGACACCGTACGGTAATCGCCGAAGGTCCAGATGTTCTCGTACTTGTCCCGCTCCTTGATCTCAGCAGGAACGTCAGACGTCGCGACCTTGATCATCTCTGACAGCAGCCCGTCGGAGTACAACCGCACGTCGAGATCGCACGTCCGCAGCACCGGCCCCAACGCCTTCGCGAACTGCTCCGCCGTCCTCGCCATCGCTAACGTGGTGAGGAACGTCTTACCGTTTAGCTTTATCGAGAGGTGCCGGTCCTCGTCGTTCTGCGGCTGCGGGAAGGCGTGCTTGCCGCTGAAGTCGTAGCCGAACAGCATTTGTGTGCGATAGCCGAGCGCAGCAGCCACATAGACCGCATGAATGCTCGCCATCCCAATAGGTGCCGTGATGAACTTGAAATCCCCCACCAACGCATCCCGTGCGGTCTGCGTGCCCAGGTGGAACATCGTCACTCTTTTGTCCGCCAGCTCGTCCATCACCGACGGATGAACCTGTGACGCTAGACAGTGATTGGTGCGGTAGGAAGCCCCTGCCACATGCGCGACGTTCGAGGCCCGCGAGTCGATCATCACAAAGTGATCGGACTCAATCCCCTGCTCCCGCAGGAAGCGGTACGCCCCGTTGATCGAGAGCACGTCACAGTCGGGGAGAAACGCTCGGATAACGCCGATGTAGTCAGGGAGCGATGGCCCGCCAGCGACCACCAGAAGGGGCCGTTCGCGCCACGCGTGCTGGGAGAGCTCCGCAAGCCCGAGCCCGACGTTGTGCGTGATGTTCCGTATGATCGACTCCCGGTCGTTGTTGACCGGGAGCTCTAAAAAGGCCGGCGAGTTTCCACCCGCCGGCAATGACCCCGACTGCAGGACCATTAATCGGCAACCGCCGTCGTGGCTAGGGGCCACGTCGCCAGAGCCGTGCGGATCGTGTTGCCCGCCGACGCAGAGGCCGAAGCCGCCGCGGTGATCACTAGACCCTGAACCACCATGTTGCCCGCGGAAGCCGTGACGCTCGAGGCCAAACGGCCCGAAGCACCCACACCCCCGATGCCGAGCAACACATCCGCCGCCGTGGAAGCCGTGACACGAATCGAGAACGTGCCGCGCATCCGCGCCCAGAAGTAGGCGTTGTCCGCGATGATCTGCCGCGGAGCCACCCCTACCCTGTGACCTGCTAGCCCTAGAGCCGCAGTCAACAGAACGGCTTGACCGTCCTCGTCAATCGCGAGCGCAAAGGGCTCGTTGAGCGTGGTGGAAATCGCCGCACCCGCCTGGCAGTAACGATAGACGTTACCGTCCGACGTGGCGATCTCCGTGTTGAGAGCAAACTCGGCGTTTTCTCCGTTGGTCGTGGTTCCATCGGAAACACGGTCGAAGTTGGCGCCAATGACCGGACTTGCACCTGCTGACATTTGATTGTCTCCTAACCTATTGATTTAGCGCCAAAATCAGGCCTTAAGGACACCTTGCCGTGCGCGGTTGCTCACGGTCAAGTTCGCCTGCGTCAGAATCGGAATCACGATGGCGTCCTGATTCACCGACCGAAGCTCGGGCATGATCTCCATCCACGCGTCCTGGTGGCCTACCACCTCGAGGAAGTCCGTGTTGACGAAGTACATGTGCGACGTGGCGATACCCGATGACGACGAGTCGTGGAACACGTCCGCGCTCTTGTACTTCATCGAGATCATGCCGCCCTTACCGTTGTCCTCCGGCGCGTACCGCTTGAGGCTGGTCTGGCTCGTCTCGTAGAACGTGAAGTAGTTCTCAGAAGCTACGATCAGGTCCGTCTGATCCGAACCGCGAGTCGTTCGCAGGTACAGCGGCAACATCAAGGATTCGATCGTGGTAGCCGACGGCGTAATACCGCCACCACCCTGCAACGGTGCCGCCGCACTCTGTACCGTGTTCTGCCAGAACGAGAAGTTAGTCGAGTTGATACCCCCGACCGTACCCGTGCCCGCATCCGCGATGAGCGCCTGCAAGCCGTTCATCTGGTTCGAGACCGAGCCCGCGGAGTAGAAGTCCGACGAAAGACCGTTCGACAATGATCGCTGGCCGTTCTTAATCTTGGCCTTCAGGAAATTGATGATGCGGTTCTCGCCAGAGTTGGAGCGAATCTCCAAACCTGACGCGGCGATGTTGACCGCCACCTGCCGCCACGGAAACTCCGCAGCGCTGACGACGTCCGATGCGCCAATGTCGAGAGGGTCATAACCCGAGTACCGGGTATACGTCGAGTTCTCGGCGTAATCGACCGGGCAGACGATGGACAATCCACCATCTTCGAGCCTAACCCGTCCCTTTTCCGTAAGGCGACGGAACAGCGCGTTATGGTTCGAAACGTTGTCCGCAATCTCTTTCTTGTGATTGCGGAAGGTCGTCGAGACCAGCTCCGTAAACGTGGTGAATAGCGTTGATTGACCAGGCGATGCCATGGTGTGTCACTCCGTAAACTAGGTGAGTGGGACACCATGGTTAAGTCACTCGGCGCCGTTAAGCCTCCGGTACTCCGACCGTATGGTGTCGTCCATCGAGCCTGGCTTCTGCACCGTCGGGGGTGTCCCGCGGCGTGTGACATTCGCTAAGGCGGCCTTTCTGGCAGCGGCGGCCTCGTCCGCTAATCGCTTGCTCCGCTCCTGGGTCTCTTTCTCCAAGAGCTTCGCTCGCGTCTCCGGTTGAGCCCAAATCGCTTTGTTGTAAGCGTCTTCGAGCGTCGTCGCGGAGCCAGCTTGAATCAATCGGCCCATCTCCTGGCGAACGGCTTCAAAGTGCTCGTGCTTCGGGTCTTTCCCGAACTGCCCGATCTCTGCGTCCATTCGCTCTTGCTCGAGTCTTGCGGACTCGGCACGTTGGGCCTGCAGCGACTGCTCCAAAGTCTCGACCCGTTGTAGAACAGGCGAGAAATCGACCCCACTCGCTGGCGGTTGTGCGCCATTCTGTGGAGAAGGCGCGGCACCCGCTGGAAACTGTATACCGTATGTGTTGGCGACTTGCAACAACGCCTGGCGCTTCTGGTCGGGCGTACCGTTGACCAAGGTAGACCACGTCCCCATGACTTCCCGCACCACGTTCTGCGGAGTGGTGTTCAGCCGGCGGAACGTGTCGAGGTGCGGCAGTAAGTCTGCAGCCAGAGCCTTACCGAACGCAGCCGGTTCCTTGTACTCCTTCAGCCCACTAAGGAAGTCTTGCTCCCGTCGGTGGATCTCAGCACGGACGGGCTCGGGGATGCCTTTCCACGTGGTTTCGTGGTCTTTCTTCCAGCTCGAAGGGTAGGCGTCGTATGGCTTGGTCTCGGCAACAGGAGCAGCCGCAACCACTCCGCTGTCAGCAGGCTTGTCACCCTTCGTGAACTTTCCATCTGGTCCTCGAACCCGCTCTTTCGCTGTTTCGACGACGGGGGCGGCGGGCGTTTCCTCCTGCGGCGCAGTGTCATCGGCTGGGGCCTCCGTGGTTAGCTTGCGGTACTCATCGCGGATCGTCGCTTCCATGGCCTGATCGGGAGTGGTCTCGATCGGGGCCGTTTCGGTGTCGCTCATCGATTCTCCATCATTTTGACTCAAACGGACGCTTGCCAAACATTGCCTGAACTACTGCCGACGGCGTGTAGTATTCGCCATGCCACGAGCCTGCATAGGGTGCCGCTCGCCCCTTGGCATAGATGCTTTCGTCGCTGAAAGTCGGATGGCTCGGTAGCTTGTATTCGTCAGTGAGATGCTGCCCAGCGTCTAACGGCACCGCACCGTACTTGGAATAAAAACCGCGGTAGTCGTAATTGTTCCCAGAGTATTGCGGACTGACCTCGAAGCCTTGCTCGTAGGTGTGCCCGATTTGGTTCATCCACTGCCGGTAAGCCGCTTCCTGATCTGGTTGCAGATACGTCCCTGTACTCTGCGGCGCTACCACCGGCAACAGATTCGCCATCAGTCGTTTGGCTAGCAGCTGGTTGCGAGAATCTGGCACCTAGCGTCCCTCAAGAACCTTGCGCTGATCTGGCGACAGGCAGTAATAGGCTCGGCGTGCGTGCTCGTCTAGCCGCGCATCGTCGCGTTGCTCGTTGTAGGCCCGCTGGCGGGCTGCTTCCTGTTCCTCTTGAACTCGTCCCTCATATGGCCTGCATCGGCTGCGCTTGAGGTCTTCTCGCCTACCTCTGCGACCGTGGACTATCCGGCCGTCGATCGGCGACTGGTAGTCGGGCAAGTCAGCCTGCACCATCGGTGCCTCGCGCTTTGGCACCTGATAGCCAGGCGTGACCTCGACCAGGTCACCGCCAGGAACTTGCACGAACTTCCTACGCAAGCGCCGCCCTTATGGCCGTGTTCTTGTCGGCGTCCGTGTCCGTGCGAGTCACAGACACCCATCGCGCATGGCCGGCGTAGCCTTGACTCGGCACAACGTAGTAGTGGCTCAGCGTATCCGTAGCTCCGCCGGTCCGGGTAATGATGCGGATTCCGTTGCCGGTCGAGTCCGCGTCTAAAAGCAAAGCCAAGTCCGTGTCAGCCATAGAGCCTCCTAGTTAATCGTCGCCGTGGCGCCCGTAATCCTACCCTGCTCGCCACGCTCGAAACTGATCTTTTTGGGCTTGTTCATCGCCTCGAGCAAAGCCGTAGTAACCGCAGTGGTCTGCTCGGTGGACTGCTGCATCTGCCCAAGTACGGTCTGCATCCCCTGAAGGACCATTTGTAGCCCCTGAACGACCGCCTCAGCGACCTGCTGCTGCTGTTGAGCGACTGCCTCAGCCTTCTGCGCAAACTCCCCATGGTCCACGCCCATCATCTCATCGCGCTGCTTCTGCATCTCAGCATCACGGGCCTGTAGCTCTTGCTGCTGTTGGAAGGCGGCTTCTTTCTGCGCTAGCTGAGCTTCGCGCTGCTGCAAGTCCATACCCTGCTGCTGGAAGCCGAGCTCCATTTGCTGCTGCTTGACCCCCTGCTCCTTCTCCTGCGCTTCCTGCTGCATCTGCTGGCCTTGAGCCAATTCAGGGGGTGGAGCTTGCATGGCCGGGGGTTTCATTTGGTCTATGGCGTCCTCTACAGCCGGCCCAAGGCGTGCCCGACGAACGATGACCATAGCCACCTCCTTAACCGACTCGACTGTGAGCATGCCGCCTTGAACTGCGGGGACTGCTCCGGCGATCAAGCCACCCAAAGCCGTAACGACTTCTGTGAGCCCTTCCATGTCACGAGTCACTGTTTCGGCCACCGTCGAATCAGTTTCAATGTCGATCCGGCAGGATCGCAAAGCGTCGGTGTGCAAGAGCTGCATCACTTCCTCCCACGACGGCTGCTCGAGCGCTTCCATCATCTCAGGAGGTGGCTGCTGGCCCATTTGGGCAGCCATTTGCGCCATCATCTGCGCTTGCTGCTTCTGCTGCGCCGTTGGTAGCTTGACGTTCGTGCTCTGCATCAGCGTTTCCATCGAGAACCGCTCGGCGATGATCTCAGCGTCTAGCCTGGTCAAGTCCCGAACGTATCGCTGGACCTCGCGCTGCATCTTCTGTAAGCGAAGCGATCCCCACTGAGATTTGAGCACCTGGGCGCCCTTGGTCTCGTTGGGGTCTGTAATCCCCCGCATGATGTCGCCGATACCTGAAATCTCGTAGATGGTCGCTTTGATCTGATCACGTGCGAGATAGAGCGAGTCCAACGCCCCTTTGAGCACGTCCAAAGGCATGAGCCAGATGGCTTTGTCCAGCCCGCCCGATGAGGCAACCTCCGACACGTTCGCCACAGGCACCATGTCGGTGTCTGAAGCTCCGAGGATATTGGCTACCTCGGGCAGGTTCGCAGAGTAAGCGCCTCGAACCTTTAGGGCCTCAATGATCTTGTTAATCCGCCCCGATACCCGGTCAAGCTCCTTGGCCTGCTGCTCGTACATCCGATAGGGTGGAGTAGGTACAAGCGTGCGTGAGTTGTGCACGGCAAACACTGGACGTGGACACGGATAGAATCCACGAAGTTTGAGAGGGTCCTCAACGACTAGACACGGTTGTTCCTTGTAGCAAGGCGCAATGAACAGCACTCTGCGCTGGTCACGGTCCCAAATCTCGTGGATTACAGTAGTTTTGAAAATGCGCTTCGTCTCGTCCTTGTCGGCCTTCTTGACCGAACCTTCCGTGTCGCTGAACTCGAGCAGGTCGGCTACTTCCTCGCCGAACTTCTCCGCAGCCATATCGTAGGTGAAGTCATGGTCACGAGATACCCACGTGACGTCCTTCCATCGCTTACCCGGACCATGGCGGAACTTGTCCCACTGCACGTGCTCGTTCTCGAGCGTCTCGTCCGTGATGCGTTCTAAGGGTGCTGCAGGCTCCTGAGGTACTTGTGCATTGGCGTCTCCAGCAGTGGGTGCTGTCTGGGGTGCAAAAGAGGGCTCGTACTTCTTCCACGACACGCCACGGCCAGCAATCAGCACGTCTAACACCAGATCGTGCATCGAGGCGTCAAAGTCGTACTGGTCGAGCTGGTATGAACACTCCCGCTCGATCACCGTGGCAGCAGCTTTGCCTACAGGGTCCTTGTCCCGATACCGCCTGCGAACGTCTGGGTTAGGCGTGGAGTTGTAGACAGCAGGCGCTAGGGTCTCGGTGTTTGACCACAGGATATTGAAGCTATTGGCCTTGGATTCCTTGCCCTCGTAAATGTCCCAAATGCGCTTGGCTTCCTTGTGCCAGTCAGCGTGGCTCTTGTCGTAAATCTCGATCTCTGACAGCCATCGCTTGACCACGCCCTGCGGCTTGGCCTCCACTTCAGCAGTGGTCTTGGCGTGGAACTCGCTAACGTCTGAGTCAGCCATCGCCTAGCCTCTTGCGCCGCCGACCGTCGATGATCTCGCGCACGCTCTGCTGTATCGGGAACTTGGGAGGCGGAGTGTGAGCAGCGTTGCGTATCCACGGCCTAGATGAACAGGCATACCGAACCGAGTCCCCCGCATGGTCCTCGCCGTCCGTGTCCACGTCCTCGGGTCTCATCTCGTCATGCTGCAACGCTGGAAGCGTCCTAATGGTTTCGGTACACGTCGAGAAGAAATATATCATAGGTGCATCGTCCCCTTTCAGCCTATGACGCACCAAATCCCACCCCGATAGCGCTCCACGTTGCGACACGCGTTTGTTGTCGGCGAGCTGAAAGTACGCCTTCCGCCCAGCCATCCGTGAAGCAATCGACGGCCCACCGTTCACCGCAAAGGCGGAAGGGTCTAGGACCGACATATCGATCTTCTCGTCCTGTGCCTCACGCAGCAAGATACCGTCCGCCACTTCCTCGGCAGTGAGCTTAAGACCCACGTTCGGCTGCCCTTCCTGCATCCCGTACCACTCGCGATAGTTGATCATCGCTCCACGTGGAACCTCGGGTAACTCACCATCGCTCACTGCCCACCAGTTAACAGCGAACGGCTTAGCCGATCCCCAGTCCATCGAGCGGAACCGCACCCAGTGTTTAGGTATCTCGAAGGGCTCGAGGATGTGCCCGGAGCTGAACTCAGGAAAGAAGGCCCCGCTAACCACGCTCCAATCGCCCTCGAGCCACGCCCTGACTAGATCAGGACTGCCCAAGCCAGCTAGGCGCTCGGAGTACTTCGGGTCATTGGCGAGCAATAGCTGGTTATCCTGCAAGCGTGAACGGATGAACAGCCGCTTCATACCGCCTTGTTCGAACACATGCCCACCGAGCGGATACTGGTCGATCTTCCAGTACATTTTGACCGCGTGATGCCCTGGCCCGCCTGGGTTGCCTGTAGCTCGAATGCGCTTGTTAGGCACCGGATGTGCGGACCTGAGCCTGGCTTTCATCTTGGTATAGGCCAGCATGTCAGTCCAAGTAGGAAGCTCGTCCCATCCAATCCACGTGTAGGCGTGACCCCAGTAGCGCATCCAGTCAGTGCTTGACTCCAGATACCGCATCTTGAGCGTTGCACCATTGGGCCAGCGCCACGTTTTGTCTGACTCTAGCCACTGAACACCAGGGAACCAACCGGGGTAAATCTCCTGGCTGCGGCTTATGAGGTCTTCGAGCTCGGGATAAGTCTTACGGAACAGGATGCCGTGCCAGTGAGAGCCCCAAGGGCTGGGCACGTCTTGGGCGAAGTCTCCAATCAGAAAGTCGCTCTTGCCACCGCCTACAGCACCACCATAGAACAGCTCGTCAATGGTGTGTCGCTTGATGGCCGTTAGTTGCGGCCCCGGTTGTGCTCTCCACGGGGTTAGCGACGAGATCATCACGCTGCTCAACGGGGATTGCCTCGTAGGTGCCTAGAGACCCTGACACATGCTGCTCCACGGGGATCAGCTTGGAATAGAGCCGGTAGAACTCGGTCTCATTGGACGCGGCCCACTTGGCCATTTGCTTGCGACCGCCCATCAAGTCGAACACCGCAACGATGTTGTCTTTGGCGGTGCTGCCTACTTTGTTCTTGCTGCCCTTGGTTCTAGACATAGTCTATCGGTAGATATTTGACGAGTCAGTGACTTATAGCAACAGCGCAAGCGCCTGCAACACTGCGTCCTCATCGTCGCGCTCGATCATCTCTTCAAGCTCACGATACAGCAAACGCAGGGCAATTTCAGCCTCGGTTCCGAGACTTGCGAGGCTTTCGAGCCGTGCTTCGATCAGCTTGAGCTTAACCGCGGTGTAGGCTTCGAGCGATTCGTCACGCTGAACGATAGGTGCAAGGATCGCTTCGGCTTGTGGCGCTAGTTCCTCAATGCCTTGGAGCTGGCGGTACATGCGCCGAATGTCGGCCAGTAACCGTTGTTCTTCGGTGATCTTGAGTTGCGCGCGCTTCTTGTCGTGGCCCTTGTGTGGGCTCTTGCGCCTGATCCTGTCGTCCCCACCTAGCCGCGGTTCTTCGACCACTGCCGGAGTCGGTGGATAAGTGATCTGCGGAGCCTGTTCCTGCAGCCGCCTCGCAGTAGCCTTTCGGAAGTAGTAGCCGGTAGGCAGGTAGGCTGTTGGCGACTGCTCTGGGGTAGAAGGGGTGGCCGGATACAGCAACTGCGGATCAGCAGGCTGTAACCTCCGCTCTGTGGCTTTGCGGAAGTGATACCCGGTGAGCGTAAATGCGGTCGTTGTGATCGGCGGAGTGGCCGGGAACAGCAGTTGAGGATCTGCCGGCTGTAATCTCCTCTCAGTCGCTCGTCTGAAGTGATAGCCGGTCGGCGAGAAGTTGAAAGTAGAAGGCTCAGGGTGAGCCTCGACCAACAAGCCACCAGTTTGGAATATCCCAGGGCGTGACTTGCGACGCTTGTTGTTAACGACAATGAGCGCCGCTATCGGAATCGGCTGGGTCTGTGGGTAAGTGATCTGCGGAGCCTGTGGCTGTAAGGTCCGCTTGATGTCCCTCCGGAAGTGGTAGCCAGTGGGCGAGAAATTGAGCAGCGACGGCTCGGGGTGCGCCTCTACCAGTTGTCCACCGGTCTGGAATATGCCCGGACGTGACTTGCGGCGTTTCTGGGTAACAAGCGTGACCGCGGTAATCTCGACCGTAGTCACAACCGGCGTGGCCGGATAGACGTTGAGCTCCGGTAGGCTCTGCAGCTTCCTGGACTGGCCTGTCCGGTTCGTCGCCAGTCCACCCCATGACGGGAAGGGAACCTCTGGCGGAGGAGTAGCTGGGTAGTAGTTGAGCTCCTGCTCTAGCCTGAGGGTTCTGGTCGTCTCTCGGCGTCGATGGAATCCAACCGGCTCAAAGGCTGGGAGGATTTGTGTAGCGGGTGAGAGGTCAGGATGCCCAAGCTTTTGCAGCTTGCGCGACCGCTTGACTCGATTGGTCTTGGGCTCGAGCCAGGACGGGTAGGGCGGCGTCTGAGGATAACTGTCGTGCTGCGGGAGTCGCAGTAGGCGCCTATCCTGAGAGGTCGGAGCGCGCTGATATGTTGCCCAGGCTGGCGGCCCAATCGCCGGGGGCAGCTTGATAAACAAGAGCTGCTGCAAAACACGGCGGTATTCGACCTTGATGGCTTTCGGCGGCTCGAACCAAGCGATTACCGGGGGCGTGTACTGCTCGATTTCCTTGTGACTCAGTACGATGAGCTTGCGTCTGGTTTCCTTTCGCCGAATGACCAACGTAGGCAGCCAGGCCGATACAGGCTGCTCCACGACGACGACCGGCGGCGCCACCATTCCTGGCGTCCACCCAATCGAATACTGCCGGCGCGACGGGACTATTCGCGTCTTGAAGGTAACCGCTGACCCGACCGTCGCCGCAGGGGGCGTTTCGGGGTAGGTGATCTGCTCTGCCTGCGGAAGAGGCCGGTTAAGTCGGCTGATATCCCGCCGACGATTGGTAATCGGCTCCATCCAAGCTGTGACGGGCTGCGGAACCTGTGGGATTTGGGCAGTGAGCGCATCGCCCCAACCAATCGACAGAGCCCGCCTGACGCGGGTAAAGCGGGTCTGAAACGGAACCTCTAGCGTCCGATCAGCCGATGGCGGGACGGTTACTTCGTCCGTCTCGTGTAGCTTGAGCTGCTGTAGCCGCCGATTGGTGTAGTTCTTGCGCTTGCGGAAGTTGACCCGGCCATCCCACAGGTTCGGAACCGAGTACTCAATCGCGATTGTGACGAAATCGCACTGCAGGCCGTTGATCGTGTCGGTTGACCAGATCGAAACGCCGAACCCGGCCGCGTTGACGATCGCTGGGGTTAGCGCCGCGCTCCAAAGGTCTGTCGCACTACCGCTGGTCGAGATCGTCGGCCCAGTCGTGATGGTAATCGCGCTTTTCGCCGCGCCGATGAGAGTGGGCGTCGTGTTGCTGTGTAACTGCGGAATGTAGTTCGACGAGCCGGAGCCGGTCTCCGACATCTCGATACGAACCGTGACGCCGAGAATCGTCGCGTCTAGCGGAATCGTGAACCCGTAACCGGACGTTACGAGGTAGTCAGTAGGAACCGTGCTAGTGGCATTCGTCGCGTTATCGCTAACGACGTTGCCAGGATTGGTCCAAAGCGTAGACCCAGCACGGTCTACGGTAGCGCCGGCAGTGGGGAATACGTTGCCGGTTGTGGCCATCTGCTAGCTCAATGCACGGAGTTTCGCCTCCGGTATAACACGCTGCCTCACGGAGTTGGCATACAGCGTCTTTCCGCTTCTCTCGTACGGTCGCGACAGTTCAACGGCGACGAGGTAAGAGCACCCATCCGCGCTCTCGAGGACTTCTAAAACCTCGCCGTGATCCGCCTTGGTCTGGTACACGCCAATACCAGGAGCTGCCGCGTGCTGCCTGCCCTTGCTGTCTACCCAAGGAGCACACTGCTGCGGGACGCGCGGATCAGGGGTCTGCGGGTTAAAAGCGATCTCAACCCGCTGCCCTACTGAGAGCTTCGCCATTGACTAGCCGCCGATTTCTCGACAGGTCATCCCGTAGTCAAAGGTCATGCTGGTCGCGGTCGTGTTGAGCTTGATCCCCACCAACGCAGACGGCGAGATCACAACCACTTCGTCGTCATTGGCCGGCGTCCACAACCAACCGGATAGACAGTTGAACCCTTGGCTTACCAGGACGGTGCTCGCGGTGTACGACGGTTCAATCGTCGAGTTGGTCTCGAGCACTCCACCGAAAGCAGCGTCACCGACTTGGAACGGCGCTACACCCGACGTCGAGGTCGTGCCCGTACCCGTTGTCGTGATGCGCTGAATTCTGGCCGAAAGATTCTCAGACGTGTCGAAACTCGACTGCCCGATATTCGCTCTCTCTAGCAGCGTCACACCATCAGCCGCCGAGGCGAGCTCCATCAGTGTTTTCGCCGTCGTCTGCGCTTGCGCTTCAATTCCAAATCCATACATTCGCCCGATCATTGCATTACCCTCCTAGGGTTTTCGCGTTGCCAATCATCCGCCCGGTCTGTCTTTCTCAGCATGACCCCGCCAAGCTGTAGGGCGGTCTCGGGCAACAAACAGAATTCCTCTCCCCCGATCTGAAACGAAACAACGTCACCCTGGTAGAAACAGGCGCCGCCGTTCTTTGTAAGAGCAAACCCCACCTTAGCTGCTATCGGAGTGGTCATTTCTAGCATTTTTGACCCGAGCAGTATATACACGCGGTCCCCACGGAACCTAGCGCGCATCTCGCCGACGAATGGTACAAACAACGACTCGCGCTTTCGATCAACGACGATTCGTTGCTCGCCGTTTCGTATCTCTAGACGCTTACTGCTGACGAGGTTGGCGACAAGGACACCGGCTACCATTATTTGGCTACCTCGACTAGCAGGTGAATACGGTCGGTGTCGCCGTTGTTCTCTGAGTAGTGTTCTATCGTGCGGTCAACGACTCGAGACTCGCCAGGCTTCAAGCGGATTTCCTCACCCCCGAACACCATCACGGCTTGGTCATTGGTTTCCACGCAATAGTGGGTGGTCACTGTCTGCCCACCGTCAACGTGCTTATGCACCATGCCACCAGGGCAGATTTTGAGAAAGAACGCGCGCGCGCATCCGGGTAGTTTTTCGCTGACGTCCCATACCCAGTAATCGGTTCCTGGACCGTGCTTGTGTCGCCACTCGGCCTCTTTAAGCCACTCTCGCAGCACGGAAAAGTCTATCACATGGCGCGCCCGATATGCCGGCGGTTGCGCTGTGAGATCAACCCTACAGGCCCAGTCGAAGGTTCTCCTCCTAACTCAGCCTCATCGAATATCGCAAGCTGCGCGATGTTATACACAGTAGGGCTTTCGCCAGAACCATCGCCCGTCAAAGAACCGGCGCCGGTTTGAAATTGGTACTCTGTACCTTGCGCATCATCCAACGCGGTAAACTCGGCCGCTTCTGCCCATCCGCCGGCCCCAACCTGTAAATCGCGAGGTCCGTAAAGATGGAAAAACACTGTCGCAACACCAGCCGCTATCGCAGATGCCGACCCGGCACTGTAAGCAGTACCCAGCCCCTCAACCGCAGCCACATTGCCGAGCTCTAACGTAGTCCCCGTCCCAGGCGTGAACGAATAGGCTTTGATCTTTCTGAATGTTCTTGCAGCCGTCAGTCTCGCTCTAACCGTGACTGTTCCCGTGTCAGTCGCAATCCAATACCAAACCCCGCCGCTTAAGTCCCCAGGCCCTTCGTGAAATTGGGCCGCATTGGCAACTGAGAACTCAGGAGTTGACGCGCCAGTGTCGAGCGTAGCCGTGGCACCATCAGCACCTTCCCACTTGAACCCGGCAACGACTAAATCCCCCGCAGTGACCGTAAGCGCGTCAGAGGTGGACAAGTCGGTGCCGCTGCCGTCCACCGTGCCAAGTGAAGTGTCGTGAAGTGTCGCAGCCATTAGCGGGGCGGAACTTCGTGCCGGATGATGGCGACGTCGCCGTAGGCTTGAACCTCATTCTGTGCAACTTGCTGCTGGAGGTAGATGCGGCCGTTGAAATCGTAGGTGTTGCCCTTCCGCTCAACGAGCAAACGCAGTCCAGTTACGGACTCCTCGGCCCAGAAGTTCTGATCCCCCGCAGGCTCCCACGTCCAGGCCATGCACTATCTCGTTCGCTTCCTCAGCACGATGGCCGAGAACGTGTAGATAAACCGATTGATTTCCCACAGCATCGTGGTTCCGGTTTCCCACTCGATATAAGTTCCGTCGCCCCAGTCAATCGGTGTTCCGTTCATGCTGCAAACCTTCCACTGTGGCGGACATTACGCTGATCGAGTCCAGGCACGTAGACAGTGCTCACTCCAGCACCAGGCACAAATGACCGCTGAATGTCACTCGTGGCGAAGACTTGCCATGGGTTTGCATCTAGACGGCGCACTTCGCCTTGAGAGAGACCGCGGTTCCAGACGAGGAAGAGGTAGACTTCTACGATGTCGCCAATACCAGAGCCAGGCACGCTCGCTTGCCCGCCGCTAATCACGAATCGATCATCGGTCGCTGACGCACGGCTCGCTGCCGTTGAATTTGAACTGCGCAGGATACCTTGGTGCCAGATTTCCAGCCCTCTGCGTGCAGCAACGAAGCACCACCTATTCATCCGATTGACATCTTTTCCGCCTAGCCCAGTCCATGTAAGTCTTTGGCCTCCAGTTGATCCGCCATAATCCCAATAGACGGTCCCGTCCGAGAACGGAGCGTGTGCGCCGCAGCGCCCTGTAGTAACCCCACCATCAAAGAGACCGAACAAGCTCGATCCCCTTAGTGTTGTGTCTGTGTGACGCTGGAGGCAATAAATCGTCGTCCCCGCAAATCCGATATCGTCCTCATCACAAGCCGTGATGTACTGGGCACCAGCGGATGTAGACCAGCCAATCCCGCTCAATCCGCCCCAATGGCGTATGTGTGCATTCCCGCCAGATATCCCAACAGCGACGCTTCCTCGTGTCCTCTGAGCTGAGTTGAACACCGCGCGATGCTGCGAGCCCCAGTGAATCGCGCACACAAGCCCTTGAGTGAGACTGCCAGCAGCGTATCGAGGCTGACGAGCGTCAGAGAGTTGAATCGCACCAGGCATTACGGATGCGGCCCGTAGGTGAACGGCGTCACCCAGAGATTCCAGTCAACGCCAATCGTCTGACCGCTCGCGTTGTTGTGAAAGTAGAACTCGTAGACCTGTTCGGTTTGGAAGCCAGGTAACTCGGCTTTCGGAATTACGGTGAAGAAATTGTTATCGGCTGCTATACCAGCAAAGGGAATTGGAAAGCTGCCAACGTAAAACACGAGGTTGCTGGTAGTAGGCGCCAGAGGGTCGTTCGTGCTCTGCACGTTCAGCGGTCGGCAGTACAGATCAATACTCCCTACCGTCGGGAACGTAGTGTCAAATTGGCACTCGAGCACGAACTGGGCAAAGGGCGAATCATCATCGTTCGTCCACGCCGAGCTCGCCTCAGACATCGCATTGTTAGCAACGGTCGCTGTGGAGCCATCGTCGATCTGGTCCTGCGTGCCCCAAAATACGATGGTCGAGTTAGTGCCGATTGCCATTTATGCCCCTGCGGAGTTGTCTACGCTCACGTCCACAAAGGAGAGTAGGCGTTTAGTCGTGCCGTCCTCGCTCACCCAGCGGGTGATATCCCCGGATGCTGTGGTGATATCCACCGAGCTGCCAACGAGATTAGTCCCAGTGGTATCGAAGACAATCGCGCCCTTGCTGATGATCGTTCGCTCTTCGCCTGCGGGGAAATCGTCTAGGTCGGTGATGGTCAAACCCGATGTGCCAGTTTTCCAGGTCTTGTGACCAGTGACCGAAGGCGTTGCGTCAGAAGCGCCGAACGTGGGGACGGTGCCGATTCGCGCGGGCACCAACTGGATATCGGATGGCTGGCCCAACCAGATCTCAACCGCTGTCATTCGGATGACAACAGGAACAGTCGGAGTCCCACCGCTTGAGCTCCATTCAAAAAAGCGGTTGGGATCGACGTTACCATCCAAAAGAATTCCGGTCGCGACGCCTACGGTGTAATCAGAGCGATTCTTACTACCGAGCCCTGTTCTCTCTACATCGGTGATATTGGCTGAAGTTGAATACAGCAGCGGAGTGATGCCGCTATCGGCTGCGTTGACCGTACACCGATAGCTAATGGCTATCGTGACCGTTGCCCCCTCGTAAATGTCGCCTCTTATTTGCCATCGTACATGCGGAAGGAAATACGTCACGCCTTCCCCAGTAAACCTTTGACACAAAAAGTTACCGTCGACCTCAATGGCATGACTGGCGATTGTCGAAAACAGATCGTTTACCACGACCTCGCCCCAGTCGCCGAGCATCGATCCATCGTTAGCGTTCCACCGCATCAGCATACGGGCGCTCTGATTGGTGATTATTCTCGACTGATGGTCAGCCCCGACCATCCCAAGCTTCACGCGCCCCCGATAGGTTTCGGGTATGTCAGGAAAAAGGTTTTTGGTCTCTAAGTGCCCCACCGTTACATGGCCGCTAGAATTGACGTTGATCCCGTCTTCCCACTCGAACAGGTCACTAATTTCGTTGGCTGCGTATGCAGTTAATCTGCCAATCTCGACGGTCTTCTCGTTATCGGAGATGTTCTCGAACCAAATACCAACACCGGCCTCAATGCCGACTTCGCCTATCTTGAGCGTCGACGCCCCGTCAGAAAGCGTGCTGATATTCCCGTACAGAGCAAACAAATGATCCGGGTCATTGGAGGTAATCTCGTAGTGGATTTTTTCAAACTTTGCACCACCCGTAGACAGGGCAACAGCAGCCGTCATTCCGGCAAGGCCAGCGCCTTCTATGAGAAAAACACCAGTACACACGACACTTCGCGTTGATCGAAAATCCCAAATAAACGGCTTTGGTGTGATGCCACCATAGATGCCAACATCCAGGCCAACATTGTCAAACGTATAAAGAGTAGAGAATAGATAGCTTGATGGGATGGTGTACTCAACAGTTGGGCCGAAGCATCCGCCAACCGACCAAAAATGACAGTCGCGCATCGCTGCGTTTTGGTGATACGACGCGCCAACCGTTGGATCGTGAGCGACGGCGTACCCTGTGAATAAATGAAAACCACAGTTGCGAATCGTGTGGTTATTGCATCGCCCAGCAAACACAATCCCCGACTGATTGGCACCGGCACCAGGGAAATTTCCCATGAGCGTCAGCCGTTCCACGATCTGCCCGCCGCTTGCTGCACCCGTGAATGCATATTTAATGAGTGCCGCATCATCAGTGGCGCTATCAAGCCATAACACCGAAGCCGTGCCGCCGGTTGTGTAGTTGGCTGGGCTTGCGCCAGTCCCAGCAAAGTTCACAAACTTTATAGAGTCGTTAATAACGCCGGTCGTGAATCTATAACGCGCCCCCTCTTGGCTAGCAGGGAAAACAATAGTCCCGCCGTCCAACAGCTCCCACGCGTCTATGAGTGCCTGCACAATGCCGGAGTTGTCATAGGTGTCGTTCGCCAGAGCGCCATAGTTTTTCGCGTTCGCTACCCCGCCATGCATCCCCAGCGTCTTGAGGTTCACCCCGCCTACAAGAATGTTAGCCATTAGATAAACACCGTCCCGCTAACCAAGAACCAAGCTGTAGCGCTTTTGTGCTCGAAATACGCCCAGTCCCCCGGAGCAATCGAAAGCGCGGCATTCGTACCCGCTCCAAGATCCTCCCCAGAGGTAGGGAACAACTGAGCATTGTCCGCAGCGTCATCGTTGAAGAAAACGAAATAGCGAAGCAAGGCAGTACCCGCAGGAGCTTTGAAAGCATTATTAGACGACGTGACAGTGGTCGCTATGTTCTTGTTCGCGGCGAGCTGAGTGGCTGTAGCTTGTATGATCCCGACACCCGTTAGACCACCAGCGTAGGTCTCAACATAGCCAAGATAGGCGCCAAACTCGCTAAGTACAATCGAGTTTCCACCTGGTTGCCCGGTGCGATGAACGGGTATCTTGTCGGTTAGCGATAGAGCCGCAGCGGTTGTTGAGGCTCTATCCCAAATCGTGGTCATGCGGTCTAGTTTCTATTGGCACGGCCGGAATGTCTACAGGTTCCGCCTGCAAAATCCCGCCCATCAGGCAGATGTGCTCGACCTCAAAGCCTTGAAGGTCAGACGTGCTTCTCACGACGTAGCAGCCTAGGTGGGTGCGGTAGGACTCGATCAAATTGACCTCCAGCCAGCCCATACAAGAACAGCCCCGACCACGGCTAACGCCAAGCGCCAATCTGTATAGGCTGCGGCGGCGAGCACAAACGCCGCCCCAATCACTAGAGCCAGAATCGCTGCGTCGTCCTTTTTCACTTGCCTTGCCTGTAGTTGGAATACAGCGAACGACACCACTCGACCGCCATCGCTTCTGATCGGCGCTTGTTCGCGACCGCATCGTACTTTCGTTGCGCTTCGAGGTATTCGAGCCTCATCGCCTGAGCGCTGTTTTCTGACCTAGCAGCGGCTTTGCGAACCTCAACCGGACCATCCATGTGAAGGAACAAAGCGTCTACAGTGGATTCGTAGCGGGCCTCGGCTACGTCGGCGGCGTGCTTTAGGTCGGCGGCTTGCTCGTCGCTGCCGGTGAGGTAGGCGAGCGCTTCGTTAGCGCGACTCTCGATATCAAGCACCTTCACGCTTTGCCCTCGCTTCTTTCCACCACCGCAAATAGGCCCTACGGAGCTGCACGAGCTCGTCACGCTGCCACTTCGGCGCGTCGTTCTTGTTCTCGATGCGCTCAACCACCGCGAGTCCAATCAACTCGACAAGCCGCTTGCGGTACTCGATTTGGTTGCCTGACAGGTACGAGTTGCAATGCTCACATTGTGCGTGGACGTTCAGCTCGTTGAACCGGTGCTGCGGCGCTGCTCCGACGCTTCGATAGTGGCCCGCGTTCATCTTCGCCCCAGTCAAACGACCGCACGAGATGCACGCCTTGCCATAGTCCCGCTGCAAAATAAATCGGTTGAACTCCTTCTGCGCCTCGGCGAGTAGCTTGCTTATAGGCTTGTTCTTCGCCCTCCAAACCTGCCGCTCGGCTCGAATCACGCGCAGATTCTTCTCGGCTTGCTCGACGCGCATGAACGCTAT